ATGCTCACATCTGTTTGATCTTGTACAGCTTCTTTTGGTGCAGTACTGTGTAAAGGTATTGCATGCTTAAAATAGCTCACATCGCAGACATTCACATTCGTGGTCTAAGTCGTCACGAAGAATACAAAGAAGTTTTTACAGCTCTTGCCGTTGACGTCAAGAAACAAAAAGTTGAGCATATTTTTGTGGGAGGGGACATCTTTCACACCAAAACGTCAGGAATTTCTCCGGAATACATCGATTTCATGACATGGTGGCTTGATTGCCTGTCTGAAACTGCAGAAGTACATTTAACTTTGGGAAACCATGATGGTAACCTTGTCAATCTTTCTCGACAAGATGCCGTGTCTCCCATTGTTGAGGCCTTGAAAAATCCAAAGGTTCATCTGTACAAAAAGAGCGGCGTCTATGAGTTTGCACCGGGATACAATTGGTGCATCTTTAGTCTCTTTGATGAAGAAGGTTGGGACAATGTTCAACCAGTTCCGGGAAAGGTCAATATTGCTTGTTTTCACGGCCCGGTTTGGGGAGCTGTAACGGAGACTGATTGGTTGATTGAAGAAGGCATGACCGTAGATTACTTCAAGAAGTTTGATTTTTGTTTTCTGGGCGACATTCACAAAATGCAATATCTTTCTGCACGTAATTCTGAATTAGTCATTGACGAAACTGAACTTCACAAATATCCTGGCGCGGAGATCATTGAGTGACTAAGAAAATCAAAATCAGAACTCCTCGACCATGGATAGGATATCCTGGCAGCACCATTCAGCAGAATTACGCTGAAGACTTAGTCCATGGATATTTGCTGTGGGATATTGATAGTCACGAAAAATGGGACGTTCAATTTCGTGAATTGCCCAATCCTAAGCCTTTTATCACCATTGAGTGGCAAGGCACAGTTGAAAAAACTGTCAAAGAAGCCTGGAAACACTCTGTTGGCGCTCGTTTTAGGATTCGTACCAAAGATGTTTTGACTCAAAAAGAAGTGGTTGCACTAACAACCTCTTTGAGAGCAGAACTACAGGCGACGGAAGTAACATTCAAAACAGACCATCAGGTCAATAGAGATGTTATTTCTACTGGTACAACGACAATTGTCAAAGAAGATTTACGTAACGCAGACGTTCTTCTAAGATTGTTGAAAGACTATTATCGTAATAGTAACGTTTCTGAAGAGGAATGGTTGTCTGTCAAAGAACAAGTTGGCACTTATTTGCAGCATGCTCTTCAATCAGATGACGTTGTTAGAAACACTAAGTGGTCATTACGTGATCTCAAGTGGGATAACACGTACATGTATGGCGAAGGTAATCACATCAACTTTGAAGCCTTGAATGGCATCATTGGAATTTTTGGTCCCAATCGATCTGGTAAGTCTTCGATCGTTGGAACGATGATGTATTCAATGTTTAACACGACAGATCGTGGTAACGTTAAGAATTTGCACGTGGTCAATGTTAGACAACCATACTGTTACACTAAAGCCATTGTCAATGTCAATGGAACCAACTACGTCATTGAACGACAAACTGTCAAACATGAGACCAAACGTGGTCAAGTTCATGCCGGCACCGCTCTTAATGTTTTCAAGATTGACGAATCTGGTGAGGCTATCGACCTAGCTGGCGAGCAACGTAACGACACAGAAAAAGTCATTCGTAAGTTGATTGGTAGTGGCGACGACGTCCTTTTGACCTCAGTTGCCGCGCAAGACGATGTCAAGCTGTTCATCAATCAGGGAACTTCTAAACGTCGTAAGGATCTATCTCGATTTCTCGATCTTGACATCTTTGACAAGATGTATGAATTAGCAAAGAATGACGTCAATGCAAATAAAGGTGCATTACGTAATCTGCCAGAACGTGATTGGAATGCTTTAGAATCTTCGTATGCTCAAAAATTGACATCTCGCGAAGCCGCGATCAAAGAAAAAGATCACGAACTTCATGAAGCAAATTTGCAATTGAATGATATTCGAAAGCAACTAAATACGTTCAAGGATTTCAATCCAGTCACTAAAACGCAAGTTGAAGATCAGCGTTCTCGTGTTAATTCACTTACGACGCAAGTTAAAGAACTCGAAAGCAAGATTGAATCTTTGAATGAAGACATTCGTCGATCCAATGATAAAGCTGATCAAATTGACAAGGTTTTGATTCAACATGATTTAGGCGAACTAAAGAAGCGTCTCGATTCGTATCGAGTTTTAGAATCATCATTTGAAACTTTGAGACATGTTCATGAAAAAGATGCTGCCATTCTCAAGCAACAAGAACGGTCATTGAAGATTCTTGACGATGTTCCCTGTGGCGATTCATTTCCAGGCTGCAAGTTTATCAAAGACGCCTTCAAATTGAAGGACAAAGTTGATCCTCAACGTGAAAAAGTTCAGCGCGCTTTAGAAAAGTTGCAGAAAGCTGAAGCTGCTTTAGAAGATTTGAAATCCGAAGGATTGGTTGAAAAGGTTACAAAGATCGAACAACTCAATGAATTGACGTCAAAACTTCGTGTTTCTGTTTCTGACAAGATGTTGCAACAACACAAATTGTTAGCTAGTTTTCAACAACAAAAAGAACAACTTACCAATGCTGTTCAACGCTATAATGAACTAGAAGAAGCACTCAAAAATGAAGAGAACGTTGAAGCCGTTACCCTTCGTAATTCGCTCGATGAATTACAGAGGGCAATCAAGAGGCTTGACAGTGAACGATTGACATTAGCTTCTGAGGTTGGTCGCATTCAATCTGATCATGGCAAAGTAGAAGCCGACAAGAAGCAGCGATTTGACTTGTTACAGATGATGAAGGCCCATGAGTTGATTGCACAGGCATTCTCTCGAAAGGGAATTCCTAATCTGATTGTTTCATCTCAGCTTCCTCTTATCAATGCTGAAATTGCTAAGATTTTGAGCGGCATTGTCAATTTTAGCGTAGAGCTTGAACAAGATGACGACAGTGACGCCATGGAAGTCTATCTTGATTACGGTGACAGTCGACGAATTGTCGAATTAGGTTCTGGTATGGAGAAGATGATTGCGGCAGTCGCTATTCGTGTAGCTCTGATCAATATTTCATCGCTTCCAAAAATGGACATCTTTGTCATTGACGAAAGCTTTGGCGCTCTCGATCCTCCTAGCGTCGAAGCATGTAATCGACTACTGGTATCATTGAAGCGTTATTTTAAGACAATATTGGTGATCACACACGTAGAAGGTGTCAAAGACATCGCTGATTACATTATCGAAGTTCAGAAAGTAGAAAAAGACGCCAAGGTGGTGTACAATGATTCTCGTATTCAACGTCCAACTTTAGAAACATGCAACGACCCTATCTCAAAGATCGCTTAATTGAAGAAAGATCTGAGGGATACGTTGTCATAGTTCCCGTTGAAGCTGAGCCCCCTACACCTATTGCCTGTCCTGTCTGTAATCACGTGATGAGATCACGTGAAGATGAACACGAGTACGGACAATTTGGCTGTTGTGATCGTTGTTCACGTTTATGGGCCAGGCCTAGAAAAATTGCCTGGAAAGAAGGATGGCGACCTTCAAATGAGCAGATTGCAGAAGCTGAGATTGATCGCCTTCCGTTGTTAGTCATTTTTGACATTGATCACACGGAATAGGTGTACCATAGATATGATGAGGAGTCTCATCAACTATGGCTGATATCGATTACAATGCGTTGGGCCAATCCATTGACAGTACGTGGGGTCGATCGTCCACACCTAAAACGGCGTCTTATTCTGTCAAATTGACAATGATTGGGCCTGATAGGTTGTTGGCGTCATACGCCGCGGTCGTCAATTTTGGCACAGAACGTCAAATGATTGAAATGAAGCGTGGCTATAGCGACGAGTCAAAATCTGTTACGTCAGAAGTGCTGAAAAGCATCAAGGCTAACTATAAAGAACTTTCTGGATCAAGTTTGTCGACCAAAGAGCTCTCTTCCACAGAGAGTCTGGAGATCATCGGATTCAATGTTCATAATCCACGTCGGACGGCATATTTTCGCCGAAAGACAGTGTTCGAGATAGGCTGATGTCAGAACCTAAATTGACGTCTCGAGCCGAACAGGTTCAAGAGATCATTAAGTGTGGAAAAGATCCGCTTTACTTCATCAAGAAGTACGTAAAGATTCAACATCCGACCGAAGGAACTCTTCCATTTGAAACCTATCCGTTTCAAGATGATTGTCTAAAAGAGTTCGAGGCACATCGTCTCAACATTGTTCTAAAATCACGCCAGTTAGGATTGTCTACTCTATGTGCTGCGTATGCAGTGTGGTTGGCAATCTTTTACAAAGACAAGAACATTCTTGTCATCGCAACGAAGTTGCCTACCGCAATGAACTTCATCAAAAAGGTGAGGTTTGCTTTAGAAAATTTGCCGCCATGGTTGTTGCTTCCTAAGTTTGAACCTACCAAGCAGTCGATCAGTTTTAGCAATGGCTCTCAAGTCACAGCTATTCCAACCTCCGCAGACGCTGGTCGTTCAGAGGCTTTGTCACTTCTAATCATCGACGAAGCAGCCTTCATTCGTGATTTCGATACGATTTGGACCGGATTGGCTCCAACATTTTCTACCGGTGGTAGCGCGATTATTCTTTCCACACCAAATGGTGTGGGTGGACAATACTACGCTTTATGGACTGCAGCGGAAGCTGGTCAAAACAAATTCAATCCAATTCGAATTCCGTGGCATAAACATCCAGAACATGATCAGGCATGGTTTGACGAAGAAACTAGATCATTGCCCAGGAGAAAAGTAGCGCAGGAATACTTGTGTGACTTCATATCTTCTGGTGATACGTTCTTGCAACCTAACGATCTTGAAGAGTTACGTGCTCAGATTCAAGATCCTATTGAAAAAGCCGGACATGATCGTAACGTGTGGATTTGGTCACCCCCGGTCATTGATCATACGTACGTTATTTCTGCTGACGTCTCTCGAGGCGATGCTCATGACTTTTCTACTTTTCACATCATCGACACAATTGATTGCGAAGTAGCTGCAGAATACATGGGTAAGGTTCCTCCTGAAAAGCTAGCTGACATGCTAGACGAGTGGGGTCGTAAGTACAATGATGCCTTAATTGTTGCAGAAAACAATTCTTTTGGCTACTTTGTCAATACCAAATTGCGTGACTCGTTGAATTACAAGAAACTGTACTTTGACAAGAATAAAGGCGATCCCTTCAATTACATCCCGATTGACTCTGCAGAATTGCCTGGATTCAACACCAATCAAAAAACACGTGTTCAGATTCTTGCAAAACTCGAAGAACTGATTCGAAACAAGACGTTGAAGTCTTATTCTCGAAGATTCTATGATCAGCTCCAGTCATTCGTTTGGAATGGCAACAAGCCGATGGCTAGCAAAGATAGTTTTGACGACTTGATCATGAGCATGGCCATTGGTTGTTGGTTGGTCGAAGGAGGAGAAGGTGTTAGTGAACAAGGTAAAGCCATGGCCTATGCCATGCTTGAAGCCACTCGAGTTCATAGACGTGATGCTCAAGTTTTAGGAGGCATCAATGAAGCCCAACCTCTCGTCAATCCAAACATCAAGGGAATGAATGCGAATAGTGTTTATCGTCCCCGTGAGGCATCGCAGGTTGCACCTCAAAGTCCAATGTCAAGAGATACGTCTGACTTCTCTTGGCTCCTGCGTTGAACAGAATAGTTAGGAACAAGGAATTATCATGGCCAAGCACACCATCAGCCTTCAAAAATTGCAGGAACTAATCAAGGAAGAACTCCTTGAAACCGTTGATCACAAGAGCATCAACTCTGTTGTCGGTGTTGCTAGCAAGTTACTTGCAGCTGTCGAGACTTTTAAAGAAAAAGCTCCACCCGCAGCGATCAATGCTCTGACTCCTCATCTGGCAGAGATTCAAAAGAATCTTGAAAATATGGTCAGTTCGCCTGGTTCATACGTACCGGTGCCGAAGAAACAACCTAAGAAGGTCAGTCTCAAGGCAGTGAAATCGAGCTGAAAGCCCATAAGGGTGTACAGTATACAAAGCCCCAACTGAATGGAGGGGCGTAAAACATGGCAAAAAACGACACTAAGAGCCTTTTTCGACGACTGACGCGACTTTTTCGATCTGGACCGGTCGTCAAACGAAAGATCAGAGCGCTCGACACGACGATCGCAATTGCTGACAAGACCAGATCTTCTGGTACACTTCTGTTTCAGAAGTCATTGTCCCCAACATATGCTACGATCACTAGCAATGCGTATAACCTTTCTGAACGCTTGATGAGATATCAAGATTTTCAAGAAATGGAATATACGCCTGAGATCGCCGCAGCGATGGACATATATGCTGATGAAACCTGTGCACAAGATGAAAAAGGGCGTGTTCTCCATGTCTATAGTGACAACGAGAAAATTCGCGAAGTTCTTGAAGACCTGTTTTATAACGTTTTGAACGTTGAATTTCAGATGCGTTCTTGGGCGCGCAATCTCTGTAAGTACGGTGATTTCTTTCTCTACAATGACGTCTCGCCTGAGTATGGCGTTATCAATGCTTTTCCGATCCCAGTCAATGAAATTGAACGTGAAGAAAATTATGATCGTGAAGATCCGTTCGCCGTTCGTTATCGCTGGGTAACACTTGGCAATCGAACGTTGGAGAATTGGGAAGTCACACACTTTCGGCTTTTGGGCAATGACATGTTCTTGCCATATGGTTCTTCAATTATTGAACCAGCACGTCGAATTTGGCGCCAATTAATTCTCATCGAAGACGCGATGTTAGTTTATCGAGTCGTCCGCGCCCCAGAGCGGCGTGTCTTTTATATCGATGTTGCTAACGTTCCAGCAACAGATGTACCCAATTACATCGAGCAACAACGTCAAGCCATGCGCACTGCGCCGGTTGTAGATCGAAATACAGGAAGAGTCGACCTTCGTTACAATCCGATGTCGGTGGAAGAAGACTATTTCATCCCAGTTAGAGGAGGAGAGTCTGGTACGAAAATCGATACGTTGCAAGGCGGACAGAATACTGCGGCGGTTGAAGACGTTGCGTATATTCAGAAGAAGTTGTTTGCGGCCTTGAAGATTCCTCGAGCTTACTTAGGCTACGATGAAATGCTTAGTAGTAAGGCAACTCTTGCTCAAGAAGACATTCGATTCAGTCGTACTATCGCTGTCATTCAAAAGACGATCATTGCTGAGTTGAATAAGTTAGCTATCATTCATCTCTATGCTCACGGTTTTGATGGTGAAGATTTGCAAAATTTCACCCTTCGTCTTAGCAATCCTTCTACGGTCGCACAACAACAAAAACTTGAGCTTTGGCGCGCCAAATTTGAGATTGCTGGTTCAGCACCTGAAGGAACTGCTAGCAAGCGTTTCCTTCGTAAGGAAATTTGGGGACTCAATGATGAACAGATTGAAGGTCTGGACAATGAGCGTTTGAAAGAAAAATTGGTTGACGCGACCATTGAAGCATCTGTTGGTGATGAAGCTGCAGGAGGGGATGCCGCAGGAGGAGACGATCTCTTCGGGGGAGACGCCGGTGGAGGGATGGCTGATCTTGGCGGAGATGACGCAGGAGAGGCGCCTCCACCTGAAGAAAATGCTGGTGAAGAACCGCCTGAGGAAGAAGATCCGGGCACTGAACTATTGACTGGCGGCGAAGATAAAGATGATGATGAATCATTTGCACTAAAATTGCAGGGTTTGCACGATAAACCCATCAAAGTTCAGTCTCAATTACAGCATGCTCTCTATAATAGAGGCCGCCGCCGAACACATGGCGCCAGCAAGACACACATGCCTGACTTCGTCAAGATGACAGGCAATAATAATCACGCGATGGAAGACCCGTATGACAATGACTGGATCAAGTCTGTCATCAGTAATCCATTCGGAGAATCAACCAATAATCAGACACCCATCAAGTTAGGTCGTTTACCGGTAGATGTTGCATCTACGCTTCGTCGAATGTCATCTGCACTTAATATCACCCGGCCAGAACATAATGTCATCAACGAAAGTGTTGATGTTCAAAATGAGATTGATGAAGGTGATGACGTGCTCGAGATTGATTTACACGAAAGACGATCACAACCTGATGCTAGTCTACTCGATGACGAATTACTTAATGTTGAAGACGTCAGCGAAGGTGAGGACGAATGACCAGTCGAGTGCACAATAAAAAGAGAAATGTTGGACTTCTCTATGAATTTCTCGTTCAGACCATTTCGAAAGCACTCGTAGATGACGATCAACGTCGATCATCTGCTGCATTGCGTATCGTAAAGAGACATTACAAACCGGGAACTCAACTCTATAAAGAATTCCGGTTGATCAATTCTCTTGTTCGAACAACTGTTTCCAATGAGTCAGTTGCTGCCTCTATTGTACAGGAGGCAAAACAAGCAGCTCGAGCACTGGATGTCAGGCAACTTGATAAAGAAAAATCCATTCTGATCAGTACCATCAATAAGTCGATCAATGATGAGAATTTCTATGATCAACAGGTCAATGAGTACAAAATTCTGGCGACCATTCAGACTCTATTGAATGATTGGCGCGATGTAGATCGTGATCTTGGCCGACAGGCACAATACGAAGATCAATTGGTTAATTGGCTCGTGACTGAAAAGGCCATTGCGCCCGATTCAACAATTTCATCAGAATCGCCAGGCACTGCACGATTGTTGATGAAAGTCATGATGAAAAAACTCAATGAGAAGTACGCCGGCGTGCTCTCAGATGAACAAAAAAGCTTAATTCGTGCATACGCATTCTCGACAGCGAATGATGACCCAGGATCGATCAAGTTGAAATTGTTTGAGGTCAAAGATCGATTGATCAAGGAGATCTCTGAATTCAGTCAAAAGAATCCTGAAAATGAATATGTCAACAATAAGCTCAAGGACGCTTTGCAACAATTGCAAACTGAAGATCTCAAAGTCGTTGATGATGATGCAGTGACTCGGTTCATGTTATACACTAAACTCAGCGCAGAGCTCACTTCGGAGGAGTCATGATTGATGCAGCTAAACTAAGGCGCCTGGAGACGTATGACGTCTTTGATTACAAGATCACGACTGAGGAGGTTCCTGCTGTCATCAAAGAAGATGCACAAGGAAACACGGTCGAGGTTGCGCCTGCGACCAAAAAAGTCTTCATGAAAGGAATCCTTCAGAAGGCAGATACGTTGAATCAAAATGGAAGAATCTATCCCTTAGCAGTGCTAGAGCGTGAGGTTCGCAACTATCAAAAGTTCATCATTGAGAATCGTGCTGTTGGTGAACTTGATCACCCAGATTCTTCTGTAGTCAATCTGAAAAATGTTTCGCATGTCATCAGAGAAGCCTACATTGAAAATGGCACGGTGATTGGCACCATCGAAGTCTTGAACAAGACTCCTTCTGGAGCTATTCTCGCCGGGTTGGTGGAGTCTGGCATCAAGCTTGGGATCTCTTCAAGAGGCGTCGGCTCAACTCGAAAACAACAGGATTACTACGTAGTCCAGGATGATTTTCAATTGATTTGTTGGGATATGGTTAGTGAACCTTCCACGCCTGGTGCATTTATGATTCCAGAAGGAAAGATTTTGGAAGCTCATGAGCTCAAACAATTTTTTAACAGAACTGACAGGATCGATCGCGTACTGAACGATATTTTGTCATACAAGGTAAGGTGATAAATGCCTTTTGACAATCCTAGATCAGGTTTTGGAGCATCAAGTGAATTTCAATCGTCTGCTCTTCCATGGGTGACATCATCACAAGCACCTATTGTTGGCGCCACTGGAACTGCGCTGAAGATTGAATTTCCAAAAGTAACTCGTTTCATTACGATTACGAATCACGATAGTGCGGCTAACAAATTACGCGTGGCTTTTACAGAGAACGGATTGAAGACGACTGTTGGTAATCATTACCTGATTCTTGGTCAACAGACATTGACGCTCGAGGTCAGAATCAAGACGCTTTTCTTGGCGGGTGATACGACTTTGACTCCATTGTCATTATTTGCTGGTTTGACTACGATTGAAGCTGGTTCGATGCCTCAATTGTCAGGTACGTTATTTAGCGGTAGCGTTCCTAATGGGTTTACTGGTTGGTCTGGCGTGGGATGATACGCAGTGTTCGACGTTGTCAAATATCCGTCAACTGTTCTTAGGTCAATTTGTGATCCTATTACGTTATTTGACGAAGAGTTGACTGTGTTGGTCAACAAGATGATTGATGTCATGTATCGATTTGATGGTGTTGGTATTGCAGCACCTCAAATCGGGGTCCCACGAAGGGTCGTGATTATTGATCCGTCGGGTGGAGAAGAGTCTAACCAGCTGCAGGTTCTAATAAATCCTAGTGTCACCTGGGGCTCTTCTAGTACTGAAACAGACAGAGAAGGTTGTTTGTCATTACCTGGCATGGTGTTACAAGTTAAACGTTCAGACGTTGTAGATGTTGTGTACAGTGATATCAATGGCGTTCAACATCAAATGAGATGTGAAGGATTTAAGGCTCGTGTTGTTCAACATGAAATTGATCATCTAGACGGTGTTCTGATGTTTGATCGAGTTGGTGATTTGATGCGAAAACTTGCAATGAAAAATTTAGGTAAGGGCAAATGAAGGCTTCACGTGAACAATTGAAATCAATCATGCGTGAACTCTTTATTGAGATTCTTGGTGAAGCATTAGGCAATATTCAAACGATTGCAGCGCCCTCTACTGGTACTGCACCACGCGGCCCAACCGTTGAACAACGTGCTGTGAATGGTCGACGAAAACCACAATTTGATCCACGTTTAGATACGCCTGTTCAAGGCCAAAATGGTCGTATGCAGACTAATGCTTTGAAAGAAGCAATTCGAATTGAGTCTGGTGGCAATCCAATGATGGCTGATATTTTAGCAGATACTGCCTCAACCACTTTAGCTAGTCAGTTGGCTAACGGAGATCGAATGGGTCAACCATTAGCAGGATCTGCGGTGTCTGTCTCTAGATCTTCTTCGCCCGTTCAACAAGAACAATTTCATGGTAACCCTGAAGAGGTTTTTGGTAGCGCGGCAATGCCCCGTGCTGATGGTTCATCTCATTGGGCTGACTTAGCTTTTATGCCCAATAAGAAAACACTGTAATCTCAACGACATCATGCTATTTAGACATAGCACTCTGCAGGAGAATGTGCAGCAATGAAGACTAATACAAAAGCAATTCCGCTCACGCCTGAACTTCTCAGGTCAATCATTGAAGAAACAGCATCTGGTTTTGGTGACATGGAAGACACTGAAGACCGTGCTAAAGATTCTGAAGAGATTGACGCAGATGAATTTGCTGATTCTCTTGAGCAGCCTGTTGATTGGAAGAAGGCTAACAAACTCAAGGAATCAAATACCTTAGATGAGCACATTAGTTACATGAAGTCGCTCAAAATCGAAGAACATCGATTGAATACGCGTTTAGCTAAAGTTCGTGAAGCTTTGCAAAAAGGCGCGAAGAAATTAGTTATCGCAAAGGTTGTCTGAAAAGACATAAGGAGAAGCCATGGGTCTGCTAGGAAAATACACGACATACGTGGGAGGAGTTGCTACTCCTGCTCACAAGCTACTGAGCAAACTATTTCCGGCTCACCCATTCGCGACTGCTGTTACTGCAGGCGATGAAAAAGCCGCTCAAAAACAAGTCATTGATATTGCTACTGCACCTGTTGTCAATGGTGTAGGTGGCTTGAAGCCCTCTGATGGAATTCAAGCAGGTGATCTTGGAATGTTTCCAACTGGTGTTAAGTTGGGATGGGGTGGTTCACCCAATGTTCCTGCAGTCAAATGGAATAATCCTGGTGATCCTGGCGATGCATATATTCCTGACATCACGTCTCCTGGCCCGGGCAAAACCGACGGTCGGGACAAAGTTGCAGATCCTGGTGTTACGTCCATGGATGTACCACGTACGAATACAGATCCTGCTGGTCAAAACCTTCGAAATCCTTCGAATGATGGCCCGGCAATCTATTCAAACAATACGATCGGTAGTCCCCAAAAGTTGGGCGATTCCGGCGGTAATGTTTGATAACCTTCATTCTGCGTAGTTGATTGATACTTAGTCTCAGGTTCGTGGAGAGAATATGACGAAACAGTTGTTCGAAGAGGCACTGGCAGATGTCAAGAAGGTCAAGCAAGTGGCCGAAGACGATGCTAAACGAGCCATCCTCGAGGCTGTGACCCCTCGAATTCGCGACTTCATTGATCGTGCAGTCTTAAATGAATTGTATGATGATGACACTGTCACGGTTACGTCAGGCACGCCTTCTGATGGTGAAGAACCAACCGACTTAGTTGCACCAACACCTGATGCAAGAATTCCAGTTGGTTCAGCGGTTGCAGTTTCTGCTCCCGATGCTGAAGGTAAAGTAACGCTAGATATTGACGCTTTGTGTGGAGTCGAGTCCGGAACTCCGGTTGCTCCTCCACAGTTTGGCATTGATCCGATGGCGTCAGGTGAAGAATACGAAATTAGTCTTGAATCAGTTGATGCTCTTTCGTCGATCTTTGGAGTCACCACGGCTCTAATTGAAAGAAAAATCGAAAAGATTAACGAAAAAATCAATAGCTTCAAGAACGCAGGAAAGGCTGTTCGCTCTACACCAGCTTTTCGTGAGCAAATCGCTCAGATGATTTCTCGTGTGGAGAATATGTATGACTACGTACAGGAACAAGTAAGTGATCCTGTAAGCAAAAGATCATACGAGACTATGCTCGAGGCCAATTTCAAGGTGCTCAACAAAATCCAGGAGTCAACGACAATGTCGCAGAAGACCAACAAGGGACAGATGAACGAAGCGGACGTTACGCTTAAGCTGACGGGCTTGCCGGATGACATCGACCTCGACACTGTCGGAGTCGATTTGATCACAGGCGAAGAAGATGGCGAAGGTGGCGACGACGATCTTGGGGGCGATGACCTCGAAGGTGGCGACGACATGGGCGACATGGACCTTGGCGGCGACGATCAAATGGGTGGCCAAGGAGGCCAGGATCAGATGGAAACACGTAGATTGAGCGACGATACGATCGTTGAGATTGACGAAAGCATGCTTCGTCGTGAAATTGCACGTATGCGTAATCTTCGTGAAGATCACACTGGAACTGGTGGATCTGAAACGAAGGCACAGTCTTGGGGTAATGCTCCTCACGGTGCAAATATTCTTGACGACTTTGGTGGTGGTGATGATGAAGGCGAGCCTCTCGATGCAGAGATCGTTGACAAGTCTCCTTCTCCTGGTGCACTTCCCCTTGGTGAGGCTGATGAAGCCGATGAGGATAAGGAAGAGCTCGAAGAAATGGATGAGACCCTTCCTGAATCAGATGAGCCTCCGATGGCAGAATCAGATGAAGCTCCAATGGCTGAGGCAGCATTGGCTCAGCGTCGAACCGCAGGTCTTCAGCGCCTTGGTTACGAAAAGAAGTTGCAAGAGCGAGCAAAGGCTCGTGCAGCACTCCTGAAGAAGGAAGCAGCACGATCAACTGGCAAGCGTCTTGCTAGCATCAAGAGTGAATATGCGACGGTCGCCAAGCGATTCAATGAGTCGGTTGCCCGTTCACAGAAAGTTACGCAGCTAGTGGCTCAGGCTACGAAGAAACTGCAAGAGTCGCGCTCTAATAGCGCAACTGCACGGCCGGCGGAGAACCAGGCCGAGAATGCAACGCTCCGCAAGAAGTTGGCAGAAACGAATCTGTTCAACGCGAAGCTCCTCTACACGAACAAGCTTTTGCAGAATGATCAATTGAGCTCACGCCAAAAGGCGCAAGTCATCAAGCAGATCGACACTGCAAGGACTGTCCGAGAGGCGAAGCTGGTCTTCGAGAGCCTGTCCAGCACTTTGGCAGGAAACTCACGATCAGTCAACGAGAGCAAGGATCGCACGGTCCTCGGTTCTGGTTCTAGGGCAACTCGTCCGGCATCAACTCAAACCCTCAATGAGGGTCATGAGGCCGAGCGGTGGGCCAAGCTCGCTGGCATCGTCAAGTGATGATGTGATAACAGAATTTGAACTGACTACTTAGAACACGGAGATTAATATGAAGTTCTTCACTATGGAACAACTCGCCGCAGGAATCAAAGAGCGGCATGTCGGCGCAGAACGAGCACGCCTCGTTGAAAAATGGAGCCGAACTGGTTTGCTTCGTGGCCTTGATGGCTACAAGCGTGAGACGATGTCTCAATTGCTCGAGAATCAGGCAGCACAGGTCCTCAAGGAGTCTAACTCTTTGTCGACCGGCGGAGCTGGCCAGACTGGCAGCGGCCAGATTCAGGGATTCTCGAACATTGCATTCCCAATCGTTCGTCGAGTCTTTGGTGGTCTTATTGCAAACGAGCTAGTCTCGATTCAACCACTGAGCCTTCCTTCTGGCCTGATCTTCTACCTTGACTACACTTACGGCAGCAATGTCGGTGGTTCTGCTGGTGTCCAGTTGAACGGTGCAGCAACGCAGGAGACTTACCAGCGAGGTCAGTCTATCTACAACAACCCAACCGGCCGCGGCATCCAATCTGGATCGCTAGCGACTGGCGGTATGTACGATCTGGTTAACACTGGTTACTCCAAGGTTCACCTTAACGGATATGCTTCTTCGACGTCATATGTGACCGCTTCAACCGGTCAGATCGGCGCCTGGAACGCAACCAACGGTCAGTTTGTTGCTGGTGCAGTTGTTTCAGCAATGTCTGGAACTAACGGTACACTGTTGAACTTCGACCCAGATCTTGATTCGGCTCTTCAGCAGAATTCATTCAACTTGGTGTTCATGTATTTGAACGTGGCAGATGTCCTTACGGCGATCCCGACAGGCGACTTCCTCTCTGTTGAACAAGTTGCTGTCTTTGGTATCACCGGTTCTAACGGTGGTGTCTCTGCATGGGACCAAAATTATCAGTCCGGACGTAACGTCCTCAACCTTCGCCGAGCCAACAAGCGCGGTAACCTTCTTGGTTCAGCCGGTGCATACACTGGATTCCAGTCTGCACCGCTTAATGGTTCACAGGTTCAAGTTGTCCTCAAGGTTCCTTCAATGGGAACTGGATATGTTCCAGGAACTCCTGGCACGTCCTTCCAGTTTGCAGGCGGCGGCACCCCAACGGTCTTCTTGTCAATGGCAACGGCTGATGGTTTGATTGCTACCAACGGTGACGGCGGCGGTGTCGGCTCAGTTTTGACGATTCCTTCTTTCGAGTCGGATTTCTCAACCAGCCCATCTCCTACGATCCCAGAGATCGATATCAAGATTGAGTCTATCTCAATCACTGCAACGACTCGCAAGCTCCGAGCACGTTGGTCGCCAGAATTGGCACAGGATCTCAATGCGTACCATTCGATGGACGCAGAGGTCGAGTTGACCAGCATTCTTTCTGAGCAGATTGCTCTTGAAATCGATCGCGAGATTCTTCAGGATCTCGTTACCGAAGCAAACGGTGCGAACATGTACTGGAGCCGCGCTCCTGGTAAGTTCGTCAACAAGAACACCGGTGCAGGTGTTGCCCTGGCTAATTCATTGGCCATCGGTCCACAGTTTACCGGAACGGTCCGCGACTGGTATGAAACCCTTATTGAAACAGTCATCGACTGTGCAAATACGATTCATCGCAAGACCCTCCGCGGTTCTGCAAACTTCATGGTTACGTCTCCTGACGTTGCCACCATCCTAGAGAGCTCCGTTCTTTATAAGCCGAAGTACTCAATCGATGGCGAGGGACAAGTCGGTTCGCCATTCACCATCGGTGCAGAGGCGATCGGTACAGTTTCTAACCGCTTCACCGTCTACAAGGATCCTTACTTCCCAAGGAACAGAATCCTCGTCGGCTACAAGGGTGGTAGCTACCTCGAGACGGGATATGTGTACTCTCCATATGTTCCTCTGATTGTTACCCCAACGATCTTCGCTCCGGAAGACTTCACGCCACGTAAGGGTGTTATGACCCGCTACGGTAAGAAGATGGTTCGCAGCGACTTCTACGGAACGGTCACCATCCTCGACATGAACATCATCTGATGTTCTGAGCGGAATGATAAAGGTTGAGGGCTCGCCTAATACGCGGGCCTTCGCCCATTAAAAGCCGCGAATTAATAATTGTTCATAGATGAAGTAATGAGATTTGTAATCTAACAAACGAATCTGATACTTACTGAAGTACCGGCAGGAGATCTCAATATGGCAAGACTTACATCACAAGGTTTGATTGACGATGGCAGCGCCAACCTCACGGTTGACGGCGTTGTCTCCGCCGCTCAGATTTCTAGGACGGCCGGCGCTCTGCTTGGTTCGGGTTCCTCGGGATCTGCAGGCGAAGCAGCGGATGGTTCAAGGGGTTCATGGGTTACTATCCCAGGCCCAGGCTTTTACCTTGTCCCGGTAACGGGTAGCGTAGACGTCCTTACACAACGTGGAGCATCAGGATTTACTGGTTCACTTCCGAATCCAGCAGCGTTCCCGGGTGGTGATATCACCATTCGTGCGACAACTGTCAATTATGACTATGTCATCACCGGATCCATGGCGCTCTTTTCTTCATCTGCAGGTGTTGGTGGAGGAATCAACGGAACGAAGCTGACTGTCAAAGCCGGCGGCGCAGTTGGTTTGAAATCAGATTACGCTCGTTGGATTGTTACACACGTATCAGGAACTGCTACGCTTACCGGTCTCACAACCTGATATCTAGCACTAACTTGGCTTCGAAGGTCTGCTTCACATGCGGACCTTTTGCCATTTAAGGGCCTTAATAGTGACCCACTCGTGTCCTTTAGAATAATTCATGTCATTCAGATGATGGTGTCAGTATCATTCATTTGAGTAATATTGTAGATCATTCTGAGATTCATCTGTACAGAATATTTGTACACACGGTGACCGGCTGTGTAATGTCTGACACGACGGCAGATAACGCCGACGGAGAAAAACCATGGCAAAGAATCGATACGCATCATACACGACCAATAAGAACGCTCGCGTTCTCAACTATACTGACCGCACCGGCAAGAACCGGACGGCAACTTCTCGCCGTGACGGCGGACAGCTCGATGTGGCAATCAGCACAGATGAGCGAAACAACAGCACCCGATGTTTCATTGATCTTGATGGTCGTTCGGGAAATGTTCCGTTTCCGTCGTTGGAGCTCAACGGTCGCCAGGCTCGTACCCTGTACTTGACCTTGAAGAAGCACTTTGATTCACAGGGAAAGTACGTTGATTCGTTCTAAAATCTTCTAGAACGAGAAGTTGTAAGATATGGGCAAGCGAATGTTTGCCCATTCTTCTTTAACAGAAGGTAGTTGTCATGAAAATCAATAAGCTCGAAGCCCTTGCACTGACGAAAACACTCCATCCACACGTTGGATTTACTACGGAAAATGACTCTTTGACAGAGTATCAAGAAATTCTTCAAGACCTGTCAGAGCGGCTTGATCATTTTTTGACGTGTGATGATAGTGAACATGTGCACGAAGAAGATGACGGTGATGATCGACCTGAAGATGATGATTCTGAAGAAATAGCTGATGATGATGACGATGATGAAGAGGAAGAAGAGGGTGATTCTGTTGACGTTGAAGAAGAACTCGAATCTGAATCAGTCATAGATCCCGCTATTCTTCATGATTTAGCGTCAGTAAAAACGACAAAGGGTTTGCTAGAATTTGAAGACACCGGTACAGGAAAGTCCATTGACATCCTTGTTGATGGATATACTGAAATTGAAGGCGTCACACATTTCAAACGCAAGGCCAAAGAACTTCATGTACGTGATGCTTCAAAAGCATGGACTGTTTTTCATGTCACCAAATTTCCTTCATCATGGACGAAAACCTTGCCTGTTGATGAATTGGTTGAGGTGCTTGCGTGAAACTAAACGTCAATGCTAAAGAGTTTCTTGCTCTTTACAACTTGTTGCATCAACGAATTGAAATTGATGATGATCGACAATATGAAGGCGATGAAGTTCAACTTCATCAAATTTACGGTCGAATGAAATCATGTTTGATTAGCTCACTGTCTTCTGATAAGCATGAAGATGTATTTGGCACCTGGTTCACTCAAGAAAAAGCAAAGATTGACAAGCTCAATGAACAATTGGGTAACGTCAAAAAAGAACAGGCTGATTTGAAGAAGTCTACTTCCACATCGGCTGATGTTGGTGAGCTTATTGAAGATGACTATGTACGACCAGAGTATCCAAGGAGAGGAACAGGGCAAAATCGCGGTGGAAGACACAATAACAAGAAGCGGTGAAAAACACCCTTTGAGTGTGGTAGATATGGTCTAGATGTTGAGCGCTAATATGCTCAATGTCTTTTGGTCCTTGACAATTCTAGTTGTGAGCAAAACCCTAAATTAGGGAGTGACAGGTTTCGACATGGTTTAGAGACTTGATGCTGCATGCCTTGGTGCACGAGGGTCCAAGTAAAACCCATGTGACGTATAGATGCCAACGATAACGGCCTCACTTCTCTCCGCCTCGCGGCATGAGGGATTGGGTTGCTAGCACCTCGAAACAGAACGCTAGCAAAACGTCGAGCAACCAGACGATAACTGGACGACGCCAAAGCACTGGGCGTAAAACGTAGTGCTGTCCCTGGGAGTTGAGGACATAAAGCACGCTCTCTAGACCCTCCTTGAGGTCGAGAATATAGATGGGAAAAGCATGTGTAGAAGCACTGAGAAGACAAGCTGTGGACCCGGGTTCGATTCCCGGCACTTCCACTGTCCAGTCACGTTAATTTAATTGTGACGGAAAGTGAATATGAAATTGAAGAGACGTCGTCGAGTGGCGACAGAGGGTTTTGGACTCGTAGTTAGAATTGCCAAGGAAATTGATGGCTTAGTCCTAGCACATGCGTTTGTCATTGCAAAGTCTGCTGGACTACAGTTGAACGTCAATAAATTGGATGGCACACCATTAAACGCCAGTCAACCAACTCGATTGGGAACTGTCAATGTTGATGTGCTCGATGGTAAAGTCCAAAAGAGTTGGCCATCACAATTGACCTGATTGATCGTCGCGTATACTTATCATTTGAAGGGCCTTACAGTGTGCCCAGATAGGTTAGGATAGACATATGTCAGCGTCAACAGAGCGATTGCTAGAGCGGATTAAATTAATTGAAGTTGCAATTGCAAAGGCAGAATCACTAGGTCATGATCCTTCATCGTTGCGAGAAGATCTCAGGTATTATCAACAAAAGTTGGCAACCTGTAATGAGGCACTCACTGAAGGAAAGCAAATTTTGAAAGGCTGAACAGTGACTGACCAAAAAACATGGGAGCAACGTTGCGCCGATCTGATGGAACGATTGATGGCAGCGTCAGTGGCCGGCAAAGATGCACGACCATTGCAAGAAGAATTGAAATTATTGTTGGCTGAGAAGCCTGAACAGAAAAGAAAGAAAAAACATGGGACAGCAACTGGTTGACCTTTACCAACCGATGATCGCAAATCAAGGCGGCCCGGCGCCAATTGCACTTCGAGTCGGTGTACCGAATCACAATTCTATCAGCGAGGGCGTCCCCTCAGGCGGACTTCGAGTTGAACAGTATGTATTGTTGTCTGCGCTTCCAGAAGAGTTGCGACGTCGAGTAGAACTCGCGGTTCAGATGATGATTGCCGCTCGATGAAGCGAACTCGCGTTGTTAGACGAGGATTTACCAAACTTAACGATAAGTTTGTTGAGCGCACTGTCATTGCAGTGATTGGTGGTGGTAAGCCTACGAAGATCCTGAGTGAGGTGATTCATGGATATTATCGATCCATTTATCATCTTGCTAATGAACACATTGAAAGAAACTTAGTTCCACCGATTCATGATGGCATTTTCATTGATCCAACAGATTTTTCCATTCATTATTTGAAGAGAAACAGATGACAGGTGCAAAGTTCAACATCGAAGCTGAACCAAACGGTGCTGTTGTTATTTCAAACGAAGATTCACGCATCACCATTCATCCAGACGGAACGATTGCAATTTCATCATATGCGCCGGTGCAATTGACGGGTGCATGCATGGATAAATTAGATTGTGTCAAATTTCCAGGTCAAGAACTAATCAATCCTTACGTTGTTCAACGCGTAGTCGATCATTTGATGCGGCGTTTGCTAAAGAAATAGTTAAACTAAGCGTAGCACTCAAGAGAGTGTTGTAGAATTAGCCCATGAGTTACGTGGGCTATATTCCGTTAATCAAGAAATACATCTGCAGCGTCCCAATTGAACAGCCCATCTCTTTGTTAGAGGTGGGCGTTGATCGTGGCACGACATTGATTCCGTTGGTCGCCTTCTTGGCTCGTACCAGGGAAAAATTTGTTGTCATGGGTGTTGATGTTCAGGTTCAAGAACAGGTTCAACTGATGTTGATGAACCTTGATCTGCAACAGTCACAACAAGCATATTGTATTGAACGAAATAGCCTAGAAGTTTTGCCCAATATGGTGCAACAAGGTTTGAAGTTCAACGTATTGTTGTTAGACGGCGATCACAACTATCACACTGTCTCTCAAGAACTGAAGCACGTTGAGGCTCTGACATATCCAAATAGCATTGTCATTATCGATGACTATGAAGGACGATGGGCAGAACGCGATCTTTGGTATGCAGAACGCCCTGGCTATGAAGAGAACGATTCTACGACAAAACCGGTCGAAACAGAAAAGCATGGTGTGAAACCAGCTGTAGATGAGTGGCTTGTTGAACACCCAGAGTGGCAAAAAGCACAACCAATTCCTGGAGAGCCTGTCATTCTCATGCGAAAGGCTATTTAAGCCCAGGAGATCGCCTGTGTTGAGTTCGATATTACGTGGTTTGATGTGTGTTCTACTCATTGGATGTGTGACAAGTAAACCATCTGCAATGATTACAGAACCAGATGCTAGCGTGATTATCGAAGTTGGTCAATCTGAAAAGATTATGGCCGCCACGTCCTCTCTCGTCGGTCGAAACATTCTTGTTGTGGGTGATTCTGAAGCTTGCGCAGTAAATTTTGTGATCAAACCAACCATCCAAAAGATCAATGATGAAAATGGTCACCCACGAGACGTTGTTAGTGTTGATTGCAAAGGCAGCACAACAGTGCGTTATTGGGGTGAACAAGGTCATCTACATACAGCGTTATCCAAGCATCCTCACCCAGACGTTGTTGTTGTTTTTCTCGGCACAAATCATTATGCGCAGATGACAGGCAAAGTGTCTGGCGTTGATAATGTGTTGCAAGAAATCAAAAAATCTGGTGCTCAATGTGTATGGGTTGGCAATACTGCAGTCAGAGGAAAACACTGGCCCATCAATAAAATCTTACGTGATGCAGTAACACCAGATTGCACGTATTTTGACACAGAAGCTGCTAACATTCCGTTGGCCGATGGCATTCACCCAGATAGACAAGCGTCAGTGAAATGGCTACGTTTAATCTGGCCGATGCTTCCATTCAAATTTGAGGAAAAACATGACGACTGAAAACAACACAACGCTAGAAACATTGCTACAAACAAGAGGCATTCCTGTCGATGCAGCAAAAGAGTTCATCAAATCACTTGAAACTGATCCGGTGGATTTTACAATCGCTGACAGTCCTTCTGGCGAACCGGTCATCATTGTTGGTGAAAGCATAGAAGATGAAGTGTTGGGAACTCATAGTGGCATGGCCATTCCTATGACAGAAAAAATCATCCATGGATTCCAAGAAGCCAAATTTGTACCCAAAGAGGCTAGGGATGACAATTTTATTGAGATAGCACCTGGGATAGGAATTTCTAAGAGCGCAATTAGGGAAGCGACGAAAGGTGCGTCTGAAACTGAAGAACGAAAATTTGATCTGAATGAGAAACGAGAACAAGCAGAGAAAAAACGTAAAAGCAAATCCTACGAAGAACTGTTGAAAGATCTGAAAATTTCTGAAAAAGTCGTAGACTCACTTGTCAAACAACGTAAAATTCAACAGCTCAATCGTGAAGCTGCAGAAGTTTTGCTTCAACAATCAATTGAACGCCAAAAAGATCGAAGAATTCAATTTGTTGACGTTACAGATGCATCTCCTGTGGGCGCCGTATCTCGTGTTTTGCACTTGAAGGAAATCAATCCTGAGTATGAGGTAGAACCCATTGATTTGAAAGATGTTTACAAAGACGTAGAAGTTCAACAAGAAAATCAAGTTGTTGACCAAGTGTCACGCATCTTTCATACTCGAACTGTACAGACAACTGAAAAATTGCCTGACAAGATCGTATTTGCAGTGCCAAACGTAGATATTTTGAACTCATCAGAACCTAGTTCTGATGTCACGTATGATCTGCACAATTATGTCAACATAAAAGCCTTACCTCCAGAACTTCAATCTGTCGTCGGCATGGTATTGGCTCTTCGCGTTGGTTATGAAAATACGTATGAATTGGATGAAAAAGATAGTTTTCAACGCTTTGTTGACGCAATCGATACCTTGAAAGCTCGTGCAACAGAAGCTCGCGACAAGGTTGAACTAGAAAAAATTGAAGGAAGTTACACCAACTGGTGTCGACTCGCTGGTTTGTGACCAAACGGTCAGCCTAGTTATCTCAGCCATGACTGGGAGTGCTGAGTGACGTTCAAAAAAATCTACACACAGTTTGCATTGACACCAATTGGTGTGCATTGTGAAGATTCTGTGGGTCAATCGTGGGTTGTGACAATGACGAGCCGCTCAACACATGCGGGTCTCGCTAGAAACGGATCAAGATGACAGCTTACGGTCCCAATGATGTGGTTTCCGTTGATAACTTACCGCTTCTTTCTGGAGCGTTAGCGATATCGGGTACGGTAACTGTAACTGGAATTACGGTTAGTTCTAGCGTTTCTTTCCCACAGACAATGAATGTCTCGGGAACAGTTGGTTCTGTCATTCAAAATTGGCCGGCCACGCTCGGCGTTTCGGCATCAGTGCCATTGCAGATCTGGTCAGCCGGCGCAATTGGAATTTCTGGATCTATTACGGCGACCCCAGGCATCACCCAGACCGCCCAGAACGTTTCAAGTTCATCTGGTCTCCGCGTTTTCAACGACGGTCCTGTCGGAGTCTCAGGCACCGTCAATCTCGGAACAGTTCCACAACTTCAAGTCAGTAACTTTCCTGCAGTTCAAGCTGTCAGTGGTGGTGTAGTTGTACAGAACTGGCCGGCGACACTTGGTGTGTCAGCGTCTATTCCACTGCAGATTTGGTCTGCTGGCGTCATTGGAGTTTCCGGAAACTTTGCTTCAACTACGGTCACCCAGACTGCCCAGAACGTTTCTTCATCCTCGGGTCTCCGCGTCTGGAATGAATCCGCAGTTGGGGTTTCTGGAACTGTCAATCTCGGAACAGTTCCACAACTTCAAGTTAGCAATTTCCCAGCTGTACAATCCATTAGCGGCGGCGTTGTCATTCAGAACTGGCCCGCTGTTCACGGTGTTTCCGGAACTGTAGGAATTAACAACTTCCCACTGACACAAAATGTCAGCGGCACAGTCACTCTGGGTTCGCAGATTGGCGTCAGTAATTTTCCGGCGACCCAAAATGTGAGTGGTAATGTTGGCGCAATAATTCAAAATTGGCCGGCCACGCTTGGCGTTTCTGCATCAGTACCATTTAATGTTTGGAACGCAGGAACGGTAGGCGTCAGCGGCACTGTCACCTTGGGAGGACAAGTATCTGTCAGTAACTTCCCAGCTGTACAAGCAGTGTCGGGTGGTATCGTCGTACAGAACTGGCCTGCAGTGCTTGGCGTTTCTTCTTCAGTTGCGTTACGAACTTGGGATGGTGGCGTTCAAGGTGTTTCAGCGTCATTTCCATTTAGTGTCTTTAATGCAAGTTTAGTTGGCGTCAGTGGCACGGTAGGAATTAATAACTTCCCAGCCGTACAAGCTGTCAGTGGTGGCGTTGTCCTTCAAAATTGGCCGGCCACGATGGGAGTGTCAGCTTCATTCCCGCTTTCAGTATGGAATGGAGGAACTGTCGGTGTTTCTGGAACTGTCAATCTTGGAACAGTTCCACAATTACAGATCAGCAATTTCCCCGCTGTGCAAGCAGTGTCGGGTGGAATCACAATTCAAAATTGGCCAGCTACGTTTGGGGTGTCAGCTTCAATACCTCTCAACGTATACAACGCTGGTACAGTTGGCGTCTCAGGAACAGTTGCTCTAGGTTCACAGATCTCTGTTAACAACTTCCCTGCAACGCAGAACGTCAGCGGTACAGTCACAGTACAAGGTTCTTCAACAGGCGTCCCGGTTCAAATCTGGAGCGCCGGTGCCATCGGCATTTCAGGCTCTATTTCGACAACGCCTGGCATCACTCAGACCGCCCAGAACGTATCTAGCTCGTCTGGTTTGAGAATTTTCAACGACGGTCCTGTCGGCGTTTCGGGAACCATTAGTGTCAACAATTACCCAGCCACACAGAACGTTTCTGGAACTGTTACCGTTCAAGGATCTGTAACAGCAGCGCCAGTTCAAATTTGGTCTGCAGGTTCGATTGGAATTTCTGGATCTATTTCAGCAGTTCCTGGCATCACTCAGACCGCGATGAACGTTTCAAGTTCATCGGGTCTTCGTGTCTGGAATGATGGTCCTGTAGGAATTAGCGGTACAATTTCAGCAGTTCCAGGTATTACTGAAACGGCAATGAATGTTTCAAGCTCATCTGGCTTGAAAGTGTGGAATTTCTCCGCAGTTGGTGTTAGCGGAACAGTTGGAGTCAATAACTTCCCTGCTGTTCAAGCTGTAAGTGGTTCAATCACAATTGGATCGTGGGGAACTAATGTAACTGCCAGTGTCCAAGGAGTTCCTGGAGGAGTTCCTGTTCAGATTTGGAGTGCTGGATTAGTTGGTATTTCGGGTTCTGTCACGACGACTCCGTCTTTGACTCAGACTGCCCAGAACGTTTCTTCATCATCGGGTCTCCGCGTTTGGAACGAATCGTCTGTCGGCGTATCTGGAACAGTGGGAATCAACAACTTCCCAGCAGTGCAAGCCATCAGCGGCGGCATCATCATTCAGAACTGGCCGGCTGTCCACGGTGTTTCTGCTTCATTCCCATTGAGTGTTTGGAATGCCAGTAGTGTTGGTGTCAGTGGCACTGTCGGTGTCAACAACTTCCCGGCAACGCAGAGCGTCAGCGGCACGGTCAATATTGGAACTGCTCCACAGTTCATGATCAGCAACTTCCCAGCGACCCAAAATATCAGTGGAAGCGTCACGGTTGGTTCGTGGGGAACCAATGTCACAGCAAGTATGCAAGGCTCTCCTGGCGGAGCGGCTTTGCAAATTTGGTCTGCTGGCACCATTGGTGTTTCGGGTTCTGTTACGGTAACGCCGGCTGTCACACAGACTGCACAGAACGTTTCTAGCTCATCTGGACTCAGAGTCTGGAACGAATCGTCTGTCGGTATATCTGGTACAGTCACTCTAGGATCACAGGTTTCTGTCAGCAATTTCCCAGCCACCCAGGCAGTGTCAGGCGGAATTGTTGTACAGAACTGGCCGGCGGTCCACGGTATCTCAGCTTCATTCCCACTTTCAGTGTGGAATGCTGGAACTGTCGGTGTTTCTGGCACGATCACGGTCGGTAGTCAGATCTCTGTCAACAACTTCCCAGCCACCCAGAACGTTTCCGGAACCATAAACATCGGAACTGCTCCACAGTTCATGATCAGCAACTTCCCTGCCGTGCAAGCGGTTTCCGGAACAATTACTACGACATCTGGAGTTACCCAGACTGCCCAGAACGTTTCTTCATCCTCGGGTTTAAGAGTTTGGAATGAGTCCGCGGTCGGAGTTTCCGGAACAGTCAACCTCGGTTCACAAGTCAGTGTTAACAATTTCCCTGCAACACAGGCTGTCAGTGGTGGAATTGTCGTACAGAACTGGCCTGCAACCCTCGGTGTCTCAGCTTCATTCCCGCTTTCAGTGTGGAATGCTGGAACTGTAGGAGTCTCTGGTACGGTCAATATCGGAACTGCTCCGCAGTTCATGATCAGCAACTTCCCCGCTGTTCAAGCGGTTTCAGGTTCTATCACAGTCACCCCAGCTGTCACACAGACAGCTCAGAATGTTTCTTCATCCTCGGGTTTAAGAGTCTGGAATGAATCGTCTGTTGGGGTTAGTGGTTCTGTTACCCTCGCCGCGCAAGTCTCTGTCAATAACTTCCCAGCAACACAGAATGTTTCCGGAACTGTAAATATCGGAACTGCTCCGCAGTTCATGATCAGCAACTTCCCCGCAGTTCAAGCCGTAAGTGGTTCAATTACCGCAATTCCAGCGATTACTCAGACTGCCCAGAATGTTTCATCATCATCAGGATTGAGGGTTTGGAATGATGGTGCGGTCGGAGTTTCTGGCACGATTACGGTTGGTAGTCAGATTGGCGTCAGTAACTTCCCTGCTGTTCAAGCCATCAGCGGTGGCATCGTCATTCAGAACTGGCCGGCGACACTCGGCGTGTCAGCGTCTGTTCCGTTGCAGATTTGGTCTGCTGGAATCGTTGGAGTTTCCGGAACAGTTACGACGACTCCAACAATAACTCAGACTGCTCAAAATGTTTCTTCATCCTCGGGTCTCCGTGTTTGGAATGAGTCTGCGGTTGGAGTTTCAGGTACCGTAAACATCGGAACTGCTCCGCAGTTCATGATCAGCAACTTCCCGGCTGTGCAAGCTATCAGCGGCACAGTCACAACTACGCAAGCCATCACGCAAACGGCACAAAATGTGTCTAGTTCATCTGGGCTCAGAGTCTGGAACGAATCGTCTGTTGGAGTTAGTGGTACGGTCAATTTAGGAACTGCGCCACAACTTCAAGTTAGCAACTTTCCTGCTGTTCAAGCAGTGTCAGGAGGTGTCATTGTACAGAACTGGCCCGCAGTTCACGGTGTTTCTGCTTCATTCCCATTGAGTGTTTGGAACGCTGGTACAGTCGGAGTTTCTGGTACGATCACTGTCGGCAGTCAGATCTCTGTCAATAACTTCCCTGCAGTGCAGGCGGTCAGCGGTACTGTAAACATTGGAACTGCTCCGCAGTTCATGATCAGCAACTTCCCAGCTGTTCAAGCTATCAGCGGATCAATTACTACAACGCCAGCTGTTACGCAGACTGCCCAGAACGTGTCTTCATCTTCGGGTCTCCGCGTCTGGAATGATAGCGCCGTCGGAGTCTCTGGCACTGTCAATCTTGGAACAGTTCCACAATTACAGATCAGCAATTATCCTGCGACACAAGCTGTCAGCGGCGGTATCGTCATTCAAAATTGGCCAGCAATTCTTGGAGTTTCTGCGTCAATTCCATTGCAAATTTGGTCTGCTGGCACCATCGGTGTTTCTGGAACCGTTGTAACAACTCCTACAGTAACTCAAACCGCGATGAATGTGTCTTCATCGTCAGGTCTGCGTGTCTGGAATGATGGATTGGTTGGTGTTTCCGGCACCGTAAACATCGGAACCGCGCCTCAGTTCTCTGTCAACAACTTCCCGGCAACACAGGCGGTCAGCGGCACTGTCACTTTGGGTTCACAGGTTAGTGTCAATAACTTCCCTGCTGTTCAAGCAATTTCTGGAGGAATTGTTGTACAAAACTGGCCTGCTGTTCATGGTATTTCAGCGTCTGTTCCACTGCAGATTTGGTCAGCTGGTACAGTTGGCGTTTCAGGTTCTGTAACCATTACGCCAACAGTGACTCAGACCGCGATGAACGTTTCAAGTTCATCGGGTCTCCGCGTTTGGAATGACGGCTCTGTCGGAGTTTCTGGATCTGTCACTTTAGCAAGTCAGATCTCTGTCAACAACTTCCCAGCCACCCAGAATGTTTCTGGCACCGTAAACATCGGAACTGCTCCACAGTTCATGATCAGCAACTTCCCAGCTGTTCAAGCGGTTTCTGGAACGATTATTGTAACTCCATCAGTCACACAGACAGCACAAAATGTTTCTTCATCTTCAGGATTGAGGGTTTGGAATGATGGATTGGTTGGTGTTTCAGGTTCTGTCACCCTAGGCAACCAGATCTCTGTCAATAACTTCCCAGCCACACAGAACGTCAGCGGCACTGTAAATATCGGAACTGCTCCACAGTTCATGATCAGTAACTTCCCCGCTGTTCAAGCGATTTCAGGAACAGTTACGACCACACAAGGTGTCACACAGACTGCCCAGAACGTGTCTAGCTCGTCTGGTCTTAGAGTATTTCACACAGCACCTGTTGGAATATCCGGATCTACGCCTCTTGAAATATGGTCGCAGTCACCATTAGGCGTCTCGGGAACTATTGGTGTCAATAACTTCCCAGCAGTGCAAGCCATCAGCGGTGGCATCGTCGTACAGAATTGGCCCTCGATAATGGGCGTCTCAGCTTCGATTCCGCTGCAAATTTGGTCAGCGGGAACGATTGGTGTTTCAGGTTCTATCACGACGACTCCTTCAGTCACGCAGACCGCCCAAAATGTTTCTTCATCCTCGGGTCTCCGTGTTTGGAATGATGCCCCGGTTGGAATTTCTTCATCCGTTGCCCTTAGAATTTGGGACGGTGGTATCCAAGGAATATCTGCATCTACCACCCTTCCGATTTATCTTCAGGGCACGGTGGGTGTTTCAGGTACTGTTGGTGTCAATAACTTCCCAGCCACACAGAACGTCAGCGGCACGGTCAATATCGGAACTGCTCCGCAGTTCATGATCAGTAATTTCCCAGCGACCCAAAATATCAGTGGATCGATTACTGTAACACCTTCTGTAACCCAGACTGCAATGAATGTTAGCAGTTCTTCTGGATTACGTGTGTTTCACACCGGGCCGGTAGAAATATCAAGTTCTATCGCTATAAAGACATGGTCTCAGGGAACCGTTGGAGTTTCTGGCACTATAGGCGTCAATAACTTCCCAGCAGTTCAGGCCGTCAGTGGTGGCATTGTCGTACAGAACTGGCCCGCCACGATGGGCGTCTCAGCCTCAGTCGCATTGCGAACGTGGGATGGAGGTGTACAAGCAGTTTCTGGCACGATTACTGTCAACTCTACCGGCTCTCTTGCAACAGCTGTCGTATTAAAAGCTGTAAGTTCATCCTTTCAGGCGACTGCAACTCAGAACTCTGGTGTACCTGCGGTCGCAGACGTTTTTGGTCGACAGTTATTTACGCACATTGATCATTCGCAACATGTTTCAAAGGCGTATAACACTACTACGCAAGCTACTGGTGCTGCAATATGGACACCAAGTTCTGGCAGAAGAATTGCTATCACAAACATTGTTGTAGGATCATACGGCACAACAGCTGGACGTCTAATCATATGGTTTGGAGCTTCTGCTGACACCACTTATACAGCGGGCACAGATCAGACTGTGCTAGCAGCTTCATTTGCGCCATCAACGACGGCAAAACCCGGTCTTGTGTTTACGCCATCAACACCTATCTTTTGTACAGATATCAATTACGTTCTAAGAGCGACAACAGATGCAGGTATGTCAGTTGATATTGTTGTTCATGGTTACGAGTATTGATAAGATCGTGACATGATTTTGAGAACATCAGATCCTGCTGAAAAAGAAGTCATCGATTGGTACGTTGAAAATTTTGGCAAAGAAGATGCGATGACTGTCATTGATTGGATTTGGAGTCGTGAAAGGACTACCGGTCGATTTGTTGGCGCATTGCTTCATGTTGCCAATGAAGTACAGTCACAAGGTAGACAGTTTTTTCATAATCTTTTAGTTCATACTCGAATTCCTAGACCACAACGTGAAGCTGAAGAACAGATCATGGAAAGAGTCAGGCCTTTTGTTGAAAAGGCTCGAATTACGATTCTTGGGCACCGCGGCGCAGAAGATGCTGTTGAAGAAGCAATGCGTGAATTGCGTGTTCATGTCCGTGAAGAGATTCGTAAAATGTGGCCTGATAGACATAGAGCGACGATTGATGGTGCAATCTTATCTGCGACTTCAGGTCGTGGAGGACCAGCCATCATTGATTTTAAGAAGCTGGTAGCGGCATTAGTTGCGCCAGATGCGTTAGCAACAACAGCCTCACAATCTCACGGCGTGAGCGACGATAGGTGAATTATGGCAGCTGGTGATCCGATTCTTGACGTTTCTGACTTAATAAATCTTGCTACCGGCGGCGGCTCCGGCGCGCCAGAACAGATCAATTTTTTCAAGAGTGGTCTGCAAAATGGCGCCGCGTTCGGTAGTGCATGCATTATTGGTCGTATTTCATCGATGTGGCGTTGGGATGGTTCACCAGGCGCTGCATCACAAACTGCGCCAACAACGGCAGTTGTTTGTACAAAT